ATATAAGATAGTTTTAGGGTTTACTCTAACAATTACCTTGTTGCATTTCCTAAATAGAAAATAATTATAGATGCTATACATAAAAGCAAGTGCCTTAATTATTTCCTGCATCATTGGATCCTTACATACTGGAGGCATCTCAACGATTCTATCTTTATCACCTTGACCTGATGCAAGCCTTGAGGCAAATTCATTCCCAAAATAAATTGCCGATGTTTCAGAACTATTTACCATATCCTTTAAATATTTCTGAAAATCATTTACTACGCTTACGACATTTGATTGTCTATATCCTAAAGATAATAAGCAGTCTGTTAATTTATCAATATGATATAGAAACTCTGGCTTACCAAAGTTTTCTATAAATACTTCTTCCGTAATATCCCTACGAGCATAAGGGTCACCTTTCATTAATTTACTTCTAATATCCGCAAAATTTGTTTTAAACTTATCATGAGCACTACATACGCCATAATACTTTATTATATCTGCATAGAGTGAATTATCAGTCCAGCCACAACTAATTGTAGCATTCTGCCATGATCCAAGCTCATCCGATACAATAAGATCGATGTATTTTAACCAATAATGGTCATACTTTTCTGATATTTTATTATTATACTTATAGTCTAATTTGAGGTTTCTAATATTATTTAATAAGCCATATGCTGACACACGATCTATGATACTATCACCAGAAACAGCTGACATACCTACATCAGCGACGAATGAATAAGGATAATTTTTATAAAGAAATCGTTTAAAATTTCGTGTACTAAAACCACTATCTTCTAATCTCTTTCTTGCCTCCTCAGCACCTAATAAACGTTCATCATTCATTAAGAATTCATTAACATAATTACGTCCTTGTTTCATTGGATCACCAGTTACAGAGAAAACATTCTTTTCACCAGATATAGCATCTGCTATTAAATCTGCTGTACGTGAAGCATCACCATATATAGAATCAATATTATAATTGATCTCCAATAAATCATCATCATCTTCACGTAACCATTTCCACCAACATAAATTCTTGTTAGACATAAAGGTGAATGGTAAAAAAGCTAAACCTTCAGGAGCGAATATCAAATGAGGATTGACAAACATCCTAGCCGATCTAGTTGTTGGTTTTAAATGACCAACCTTCTTCTCTTTAAAAGGTACACGTGTATAACATCCAACCATAATATGTGTAAACATATGTAACCATGTATTATGTGGGTCACAGCCACGATTGACCATTGCGCCTATAGTGGGGATTAAACCAGATACATATGATTTACCTCTTGATGCAGGTTGAGTTTCAACATCATTAAAGCCTTGTATAACATTTGGATACATATTTACTCCATCTAAAATAGTGACTTTAAGAAATGAATAAGCTCGGCTTGACATAAATGCATCTTTAGTTTTAAAACCATCTAGCTTAGCAGCATTTGTAAATTCATCATTTATAATTTTACACACCTCCTCATTAATATCATTATTATATCTAAAACATACAACTCTATCATCACCTAATATCCCTAAAAACACAGCATTATTGGCCATTTCACGAATAATATCATTAGAATGAGCTCTCATATTATTAATTACTGTAGTAGTATTAGCATGATTTGTTATACTATTAATAGCAGTTGTAAACAAAACACCTGAAGGCATACTGTTAACTCTTATAGTATGATAACCACCGTATAATCCATTACCAACATATAAGGCTGGATCTTTGACTTTATAATAAGATTTAATTGATCTTTCTTGAAAGAAGTCTTCCCATACACCATGTAAACCACGCGGTAACCTATATTCCCAATCTGGATAATACTTAGATGTAATTAAAACTTCGTCTACATAACCAAGTGTAGCATATTGACTTCCACCTATACGGAAATTATCTAATACGTTTTCATAGCTTTCATGTAAATCGAAATTTGAATAATCTGTATTAACCATTAAAATTGATTCATGGACGTTAGTAGTATAATAATACGCATGACCATGATCAATCACTGGGATACCCGTGAC